CGGTGCGCTGGCTTTTGAGTAGTGTTCAAGCGATCGGTTTTTGACCAAAGAAAAGCCCCAAGGAATCAATCCAAGGGGCTTGTTTTATGGTTGTTTTGGCTAGCTTTCCATTTCGTCAGCGTGGCTTCTCAGTTTGTTAGCGATACGCGTTGCGTGCCAACTGTTATCAATGAGGCCTGGATACTCTGGCGCGATCGCTTCGAGCTCTCTGAATACCTGTTTGGCGTAATGGTGCTGCTCAGGTGTCACTCTGTCGAGTGTGTCTAGGACATTATCACCATTCCATTCCTGGTCGTCACTGAATAATTCACGCAATCGCTCCCTTTCGTCGTCTTCGCATCCAGCGAAAACAATTTCCATCGCAGGTCATCCACCTTGTCCAGGTAGAATCCAGGTGTCGCGACATTCGAGCTCGTTACCTCCCAGATCGCCTAGGTGTCTATCGAGTGAAGCCTCGCGTCTCGCTGGCCATGACGCAACAGCATCAGCCGCAACGCGTATCGCGTCAGGTGTCAATTCTATTAGATTATAATCCATAATATTATTTCTCCCAGTTGTTCTTGATCGTGCACCAAATGATCGCCTGGTAAACGCATGGCGCTTCGTTTGCTTTCATTGCTTCCTCTATAGTCAAGCGCTCGACTCGATTATACTGTGGAAGCGTTAGGTTTTCCTGAACAACTTTGCGTCTCTTGGACCTAGTAAGACAAGCTCTCGCATGCCAGCGATCAATCACGACACAAGCGGCCTTGTTTCGCCAAGTGATAGTATTAGCGAACGCCCAGACTTTAGGACTCTTATCTAAGACACCCTGGTCGCCTTCAAGTATTCGCCAGGCCTTCGCCTTGTTTGCATTGTAAGTGCAACAGCGCACAGAGTCTGCAGAGCGTCCAGTGCTCCAGGCCTCGCAAAGGTTCTGAGCGTCGAGTATATTACGTTCCCATTTGTTGGACGGACTAAGCGCTGCTAGGACAGCTGCAGCGTTAAAAACACTTACCCCGGTGTTGCGCTCGATGTTTGACGCAATGGAATTCGCTTCGTCATACCAAGTAGATCCTGCCGATACTTCTTTAGGACTCGCGAGTGATCGCCAGGTTCTAAGGTTAGCGCGTATCTCTTTGTCTTTAGTTTTCGTGAAGGTTTTCATTGGTTAATGATTAGAGTTGCGATTGCTGACCACATGATAATAATTATTATTAATATAAAGAAGTTCATTTGGTTGCCCTCTTGTTAATCAATGTAAAGTCTAGGGTTTCGCCCCTGGTTAACGCTAGGTGATCGCGTTCCCCTTGAATGTCCATAAGGAGCCCAATGGCTCGCGTTATCTCAAACTCGAGTCGATCCGCTGCGTCCGCGTGTCGTCTTCTTGCCCGGTTAAGATCTGCCATGATGTTATCGATAGTGTCGTTCACTTGGCACCTCCCTTCTCGACAAGGTCCAAGATCAAGTTCATCTCGCGCGAGTCTTTCGGATTAAAGAGCGCTTCCGACTTAGATCTCTTTGGTTTTTCTGGCAGTATCTCTAGGCTATCAAAGAACCGCGACGGAATGTCTGTCAGGTTCGCGAAGATCTCTGCGCCTTCTATGTTCTCCCCGGTTAACATCCAGAGGAGGCCTATTTGCTCTACTTTGTATTTCTTTTTGTTCATGCTTTTTTGCTTTTTGGTTATGACAGCTCGCTGCCATTGGTTGTTATACTAGGATCTTTCTTGTTCCCTTCCAGCTTTTTCTTTAGTTTATTTAGCGCTCAGTTGACATTTAGTGGCGGTCGGTTGCATTGGTGTTTTTAGTTAGCGATCGGTCATCCTCCTGTCATCCCTATGTCATCCCTGGTTATCCCTGAGTAATCGCTGGCCTGTCAAAACGTAAAAACACCCGCACACTGAAAAACACACCCCGACGATACACCCAGCGCTGACTCACTGACTACCTAGTGCTCACCCATTGTCCACCCCGGCGCCCCCTCGCGCTTCCTGGTGATGCAGACGCTCCCAGCTGACAAAAAGAAATCGCTGAGTCTTTGAACAATGTTCGCTTGGTCAGCTGCTAGGCCTACCCTGGGGAATCGCGGCGAACTGTTGCGTTATATAAGGGGTGTCAGATATTTTTACCAAAAATAGAACAGGGCCCCCAGCGTTAACTAAGAGCCCTGCCTAATGGAACAACGAATGCAAAAGAAGCATTATGAGACCAACCGTCAGTCATCTGAAAGTGGACCGAAGTCGATCTCGAAGCAGTTCATACCAGAACCAAGGCTATCGTCAATAGTATTCTTTGCGACACTGACGAGTCCTTTAGCGGCAAAGTGATTATCAAAGATGATCTTGCAGCTGTGCTTAGAGTCAGCCACTAGGATCACATAGTTTTCAAAATGTTCTCCGAGGATAGCAGTGACGCTTTGTAAATCTTTGGCCATAGTTACTTAGAGTTAACTTAGAGTCTAACTATAGACTAACTTTAGTGTAATATTCAATATTGTTATTATCACTAATTACTGACTTTAGTTAACCTATAGTTACTATAGGGGGACATTTCTACCCTTGTCAATACAGTATTTCCCCCATCCATATAAAATCATTGGTTTTTTGTTCTTACATTAGTTAATATCGCTTATTGTTTTACCTATAGTCCTACAATATAGGCGGTACGAATTACCAAGTGAGAATATTGGCGCCCCCGCGGCGGATCTTAAAGTAAGCCTCGGCGTGTTTCTGTAGCTCTTTCTTTATATCCTCCTCCTTTCGCTCTAGGATGCGTTCTGACGCGTCTTGGGCCATTTGCTGACTCCAGTAGCCCACAGCCATCGAAAGCGCGTCTAAGCGGTCGTCATGGGTCACAGCGCCGCGATCTCGTGTTATGCGTGTGAGCTGGTAGATCAACTGGTATTTCAGAGCGTGGTCTTTAGGATACACCTGGCTAGTCTCGTAGTCGTTCTGGATGACCTTAGGATCGACTACCAGCTTATGCCCAGTCATCACTGGCTCTAGTGTATCGATTATACGTTTTTCTTTCTGTGTGCTGTGTCTCACCTCTTCGATTGTGCAAGCGTGGACTTTGCGCAACACAGGTTTAAGTAACTCGACGAACATGCCGTCACCGAAGTTAGACTCTACAACAATCTCGTTGACCTTGTGTTCTTTGGCGGTCATAGAGAGAAACTTGAGTGTTTCCTCTGAGTATCCTCCCTGGACTCCACCAGCCGCTGTGACATAAAGATACCCGTTTAACATTTTGACTACCGCGTAGCCTGTCTCGTCTTTACCTCGTCCTGACGGGTCGATAGACATAACGGTCCCTGTGTATTCTATGTGTTTACCTAGGGTCTTCATAGGCCTGTAGAACCTATCGCCAGTCATGCCAACATTGGGGATCGATCCGTCCCACTCTAGGTCCGGGTCTTTGGCCCACACTAGTCGTTCTGGGGCAAGCTCAGTGTCTAACGACATCACAATCAGATCCGAGATCTTGAGTGGATACTTTTCGACATCACTGAGGTTCGAATCGAGCATAAACTGTAAGGCGTAACCTGCAGACCCATAGGATACTTTACGTTCTGCAAGATCCACATCAGAGAACCGGAGTGGCTCTGTTGACTTTCCTTTATTATCAATATTAATACAACACTCAGCGATGTGACCATCGTATCGCTTCATGTTCTGGTCTGGGGTGACATACTGCGCAGGCCAGACGCGGGTCTGGTAGCCACGCTCGGTTAGCTGTCGGTATATCGTGTCTTCGCACTGTGGTGTTCCTAGAAAGATTACCTTGGAGTCGTCGAGGGGCTTAATGATCGCATCGAACTCTTTGACTTGTTCTCCGAGCTTGTCTCGCATCATCTGGGTCGCTGAGTTATTCGGCACCTCGACGTCATCGGCAACAATGATGTCAGCACGAGACCCGGTTAGTTGAGATGTGATACCCAGGGACTTAACGGACGGGGCGTGTGACGCTGGGGCTGGCCCGACGTCAAACGAGATCTTGGAGAATCGTTGTTTGTCTTGGGGTATAAGATGCTTAAGGAGTGGCATCTCATGGATAAGCCTAAGAGTAAAAGTTGAGAAGTCGTCTGCTCTAGTCTTTGAAGCAGAGACAACAAGTATGTTCTTTGAGGGATCGAGGAGCAACTGGTGGACAACATAAGCAGAGCAAATCCAGCTTTTACCGACGCCGCGAAAGCCTTGGATAACTGCTCGTTTATCTCCGTGCTGCATGTAATCCGCGATTTCATATTGTATTCTAGTTGGTTCAGGTAGGTTAAGTTGTTTCCACACTAGGTAGAGAAAGTTCCTGAAGTCTTTGAGTTGCCTTAGGTCAGCCATTTCGTGATCTGTTTTGGCTTTTCTTTTGGAGCCTTAGGTTAGACGCAGCGTTGTTCTTGGGGTTTCGGTCTTTGTGATCGACGTCGCGCCCTTTGATTTTGCTGAGTCCCAGCTTGCGAGCCATGAGTCTCCGTGCGGCATTGCGTCCGGCTCGGCGTTTCTTTTGGTTCGGCTTAGCGTGGTAGTTAGCGTATTCGCTCTTGTAGTTTCTACTCATTGGACGCCATGTTTACAATTCGGTCTACGTTATCGTCGTGAAACGGCAAGGCGTTGACTAGTTCGTGGAGTGGTGAGCTTTCGGTGGCCACGGCGGACACGTTGTTGTCCTTGAGGAACTGTCTGACCGTCGATAGGTCAGCCGTGGATGCCTCTCCTGATTTGACCCTGAGTAAAAACTCTTC